GGTGACTATAAGTTACCACCTAGACATGGTCTATATGACCATTGTCTTAGGACATACTATCGTAAAAAACGAATAGTATGGTTCGACAGAACAAAGTACTGTCGAAAAATAAAAGAGTTTGGGCTTAGCCACAGACTCTCTCAACTCCTTTCATCTCGGCCAACGGCCCAGATAAGAAGAATCGAGGAAATGATACATGGAGTCGTAGACTCTATTATGTTATCATCTCTCGACTTCTTAAGGATTGATTCGGAAAAGAAGATTCTCAGAGTCTTCATCCGTAACATACTCAAGAGGGGACCCTACGGGTTAGGCCCTCTAGTTAAAGATTGGAAGTCCTTAGGGACCCATCTTCTCTTGTTGGTCAATGAGAACCCAACGGTTCTCAGTGAACATAATGCCTTTAAGGCATTTCAGGGCTCGCTTCTTTATAAGAGGTTTGCCCATAATCCTACTAAGCGAGATCTAGAGTCGTTAACTCCGCTCTTGTCGTCACGGCAGTTTCCTGCCGGTGACAAAAGATCAGAGAAAATGGCTCTAGACCGTTTTGTAGAATCGGTTACAGAGACTTTTGTCCCTGATCCGAATATCCTTACCGAACTCAAAGAGGCGGCAGAGGAAATTGCAGCCTTTACAAAAAGTAGAGGTGCAAAAGTAACAGCCGGGCATATATCGCTCGCCTGTGCAGCCGACTACGACTATACAGTCAAAGACGGCGGAAGAGCGTCAGATATCATAGATTCTGTACGCCCTATTCTTACTCAAGTCCCCTTAGAGGACGAAGAGATAAAGACCCCTTTAGGTGTCTTAAAGTGTCCAGCGAACGAAGAACGCTGGAGACATTGGTTCCGGAAATACCCGTATACAAAGTATACCTATGGGAAACCGGACTACTCTCGATTCGACGTCGAAGACCTCGAAGGTGAGAGTATTGAAACGAAACCTGAAGGGTTTTACCATGTCACAACTCCATTTGGGGATCCAATCCCCAAGGACAAGTGGCTTGGTGAACCAAACATCAGGCTCGTTGGCATAGACTACGCCTTTGGCTTACAAGTCTATGCTTGTGCATTTCTCAAATATACAGAGTATAGAGAGAAATTTATCCCGATGCGTTTATCTACGGTGAACGAACCGGGGTACAAAAGTAGGGTAATCACCATCACATTGTGGTGGGTGAATGTCCTACTTCAGGCAGTCTCGCACATAGTACAAGACTGTTTAGCTTGTCATCCCTTTGCTGTAGCAGGGTTGACAAGAAGTTCTCAAGCCTGGAACTGTATGTACCAGGTACAGAGAAAGAGATTCCATAATGGAAGCTCTATTTTATGCTCAGACCTCAAAGAGGCAACTGATCATATTCCCTGGGAGGTTGCATACAATCTCCTCTCGGGGTTTAACTCGGTTTTTAAAATACCGGGTATGAACACTGCATTGGATTTAATCTCAATGCCGCGAAGCTTCGCCATAGACGAAGATAATGTCATTATGACAACAAGAGGAATCATGATGGGGGAACCCCTCACGAAATCCATTCTTACTCTGCACCAATTGGCGGCAGAGCATATGGCTTGGCAGACGATCATAGATCCTGTCAAGTCAATCTCGTACATCAACGATGCACGATTCTTTTCAG